GCGTACCTGCCTACTTCACGGCTGGAGCGGTCGGGCCAGCGCCGCGCGTAGACGTCACGCTATTCCCCAATGCGATCGGATGGACGGCGAACCAGATGGGCTCGATCCCGGTCGTCTCCGTCTTGCCGAATGCTGCGCTGTTCACCGCTAGCTCGGTGGCACCGTTCCCGTTCTTGGGCGTGTACGTGTTCGCGACGGCGGCACAGCTGACAGCACAATCTGTTGCTCCGAATCTCCTGGCCACCTGGGCAGCCCCTGCCGCTCAGTTCTCCGCGAGCAGCGTGGCGCCCAACCTGACCAGAACATTTCTTCCCACGCCAGCCGTTGCGAGCTTCGCCACTGTGGCGCCTCAGCTGGCCCTTCAGTTGCCGGCGGTCGCGGCCGTCACGAGCTACTTCTCAGTTGCTCCCTCGTTCGTCGCAGGATCGGGGATGGCGCTGTCTGTGCCAGCAGCGTCATTTGTCGCGTCCGCGACCGCTCCGGCAACATCGCTCTTGACCAACGCTGCTCCTGCGCAGTTCACTGCGTCGAGCGCGACACCTGTCCTCATCAAGACCTTGGTTGTACCAGTCGCTCAGGTGACGATGTCGAGCGTAGCGCCGAATCCAGTACGCAGTCCACTCGTGCTCCCGCCTGCTGCGACGGTGACGATGAGCGCTGGGGTCGTGAGCATCTCGCTGGGAGTGTTCGCTGTTGCGCCCAACTTCACTACCGGAGCGTCTGCGCCGATCCTGAGCAATGGCTTGGCGGTCACGTTCGGGATGTTCACGGCCAGCGCTCCGGTAGTGAACCTCTTGCGCGTCATCCCCGCGCCGGCAAGTGTGACATCGTTCTCGTCTGTCGCTGGCCAACTGACTTCGGTCATCACCGTGCCGGCTGGAGTCTGGACTGCGAGCCTGCTGACCCCTGGGTTTGCTTTCCGGGTGGCCACACCAGCCGGCATGCTCTACTTCTTCCCGCTTGATCATAGCCTCAATATCGAAAAGAGAATGTTCCCAGACGCCGCTCGGTGGACTGCTACCGGGCTAGCGCCGAAGCCAGGCATCCAGCTGACCAGCCCTGCGGCAGCATTCAACGCTCTGTCGGCTGGAGCGATCATGAGCAAGGGGCAGGTCGCGATCCCGGCGCAGGCAACTTTCTCGGCTCCTAGCTCGACGCTCGCGGAGTACAGCCCGCCGGCAACCTACTACTACACTCCAGGTGACATCATCGAATCGAACGCGTGGTCTCTGTGGCAACACTAATCTTTGATACGGATTTCGAGTCGCCTGCAACTCTGGCGAGTCTGTTCCCTGGTGGCGCTAGTAGCGCTACTGCGTTGTCCACAACGTATTTCCGCACGGGTGCGCAGAGTATGTTGTGTTCCAGTGGCTACCAACAGCATAAGTTCAGTGCCGCAACGGTGCTGGTCATGCGTTACTACTTCTACTACACTGCGCTGCCAAGCGCAACACTCGAATCTCTGAACATCTACCCGAACGTTGGCGGAGCGATCCGTGGCGGCATAGACTTTGCAACAAAGAAGTTTGGTTGGAACAACAACACGACTCAGACCTATCAGTTCTTCTCCGCGAATGCGCTCAACGCCGGGCAGTGGTACCGGATGGACATTCGGGTCGATGTTTCCGGAACGACGTTCACTCTCGATTGGCAGATTGACGGAGTTGCTCAAGGCCAGTGCACTTGGACGGGGCAGACGGCTACGACAATCGGCGGAACAGGCAACTGCGTCTACTTTGGACATCCGACCGGATTCTCAGGTTCCAGTTCTGTAGCATTCGATACCTATTCGCTGTCGCAGACGTCAGCTGACTACCCGCTTGGGCCGCCACCGTCTGGTGTTACAGCCCCGCCAGCAACCGCCACGTTCGCGTCGGTTGCTCCGAGTCTCACCGCTTCGTCAACACAGGTTGCTCCGCCAGCCGTCAATACGTTCGCGTCTGTTGCGCCGGTTATCGAGATTGATGTCACCGTTACCGCGCCGCCGGCAACGTTCACGGCGAGCAGCGTAGCTCCTCTGCCGAGCGTCAACATAACTGCTGTAGCTCCGCCAGCGACTTGGACTGCGAGTTCAGTCGCGCCCATCCTAGCAATCAGCGTCACACTCGTCGCTCCGCCGGCAACCGCGACATACTCATCCGTTGCCCAAGCGCTCTCGCGCGGCGGTAGCGTCACCGCTCCTCCGGCAACCTTCACGGCGCAGTCGGTCGCGCCAGCCGTCTCGGGCACGGCTCTGGTCGTGACGCCGCCAGCGATCACAACATACGCTTCGGTCGCCCCAGTCCTGTCTATCGGCGGATCCATCGTAGCTCCAGCGGCCAACGCGACGTTCTCGACTCTGACCTCGGCTGTTAGCTTTGCCTTGGCGCCGACTCCGGCAACCTGGACGGCATCGAGCGTAGCGCCAACGGTCGTAGCTGCTCAAGGCATTACCGCTCCTGCTGCTCTCGCGACGATGAGCGCGGTGGCGCCCGCTGTCAGTGGGACGGCACTCGTAGTTGCTCCACCCGCTACAGCTACATACGCATCCGTCGCGCCTCTGCTCACGCGTAGCATCTTCTTGACGACGCCACCGGCGAGCGCGAGCTACAGTGCCGTTGCTCCGCAGGTTCAAGTATCGCTCGTGGTCACGTCGCCACCAGGGGTCTGGACGGCCAGTGGAGTCGGCCCTGGCCTCGGGCAGACGATCTACGGTGTCCCAGCGATCTGGACGGCTAGCTCGGTCGCACCAGGCATCGCTCGGGACTGGACAATTGTTGTCCCTGTCGGTATCTGGACTGCGCTCGCGGCGTCACCGGGGATCCAGAGCGGTACGAGCAATACAGTTGCGGTGCCGGCTGGGACATTCTCAGCTAGCAGCGTCGCTCCAATTGTCAGCGTCAGTTCGACTATCGTTGTCACCCCGCAAGCTGTGCTACTCGGTTCAGTTGCGCCCATCGTTAGCGTCACGGTCATCGCACCAGCAGCGCAGTTGAACATGGCTCCAGCGAACCCGAGTGTGACGGTTGCTGCGCCGACGACAATGGCGCCAGTGACGTATAGCTCAACTAGCCCGACGTTGTTCATCGGCACGAGTAACACGGTCGCAGCTTCGGCAGCGCGAGTGACCCAAGGTGCCGTAGCCCCGACTCTCGGCATCACGGCGACACCGCCAGCCGGCAATTTCACGACGATATCGAATGCTCCTGGACTGGGGATGACAGTGCAGCCAAGCGTTGCGCTCGATACGTTTTCGTCCATCGCGCCGAGTCTCAGCATTGGGACGGTATTGCAGCCTCCAGCTGGACTGACTACTTTCACATCAATTGCTCCCCAGATAGACAGTGGCTCAAGTGTCGGGGCACCAGCGGCCTCCTGGCTAGCCTCAAGTCTCTCCCCCGAGCTAGCCATGTCGTTTGGTGCCCCGGCTGCACAGGCATCTTTCAGCTCAGTTGTCCCCACCTTCGGGCAGTTTGCCTACATATATGCCCCTCCGGGCCTGTTCAACCTGTCTGCACCGACTTCTGCGGTAAACATAGAGGGGTCTGGGATGGTTTATACTTACACCCCCGGAGCGGTCTGGCAGGCTCCGGACGGAGACGTGGCAGCGCCTAAGACGGGACGGATTGTTCAATCCTACGAAAGGTTCTGATGTACGTCGTCACATTTGAAGATTTCACCCCTCCTCCAAAGTTTGACGGCATCGCCTGGAATCAAATCCATATCCAGGAGTCAGAGTCAGCTTCTGGGCCTTGGGTCGAGATTGACGTTCAAACTCTCTCGCCGCTCGATTCTGACCCGACAGAGCCAATGGCGCGAGCCTTCACCACAGACCAGGCCACGCTGCCGAACGGTTGGTACCAGGTCATCTTCTCCGATCCTGCCGCTTCGACCGCTCTGCCGACCGTACCGATCCAGAACGTCCCTGACGAGACCATGCCGTATCTGCCGACCCTGGCAGATGTTGGCGCGATCATGCGGGCGCGTACCAAGACCGTCGATGGTGATGAGATCGGTACGTTCAACGATGACACGCGGCCGACCGGCGAGGAAGTGCACCGGATCATCATGCAGGCCGCCAACGACGTCACTGCTCCCATCGACACCGACATCCCCGTCGGCGCGTATCGCTGGGCGACGCAGGCGATCATCTACCGAACTGCCAAGTTGATTGAGATCAGCTACTTCCCCGAGCAGATCGCGACCGGCCGCTCGCCCTATCCAGAGTACAATGCTCTGTTCGACGAGGCAATCGGCTGGCTCAACACCGCTGTCGGGCGCGAGCTAGAGGAGGAGACAGGCGTCGAGGTATTGCCCGGACAACCCTTCTGGACATTCCCTGGGCCCGAGGTGCTGGTGGGCTGGACGACAAAGATGTAGATGGCGGTCGCGCTAGGCATCGCTATTGGCACCGTGCCGCCTGGCCGTATCGCTGAGATGCGCACAAGGTATGCCAAGCTCGGTGCCGCTATGGTGAACCTGCGGCCGGCAATGGAGATCATCGGCGTCGAATTGACTGACATCGCCAAAGAGACGTTCCTCAGTCAGGGTCGGCGTGGTGGTGGCTCTTGGAAAGCCCTGAGCTATAAGCGTCAGCATGAGAAGGAGCGAGAGGGCATTGACCCGCGCATCCTGTTCGGCGAGACGCACCGCTTGTTCGTCTCTGTGACCGAGCCAGGCAGCAGCGAGAACGTCCTGCAGGTCAAGGGCAGCGGTAACGAGTGGCAGGTCATCCTCGGAACCAAGGTGCCGTACGCGAAGGTGCACTGGGTTGGCTCAATCAAGCGCAACATCCCGCAGCGTCGCTTCTTCAAGTCGATCCCGTCTGACCGCGAACGGTACGACCGAATCCTGCGTCAATACTTCTGGGATGCATATGCATCCATGCCCGGAGAATCGACCCCAGCGCCTCGTGGCCACTTCAACGTCTGACATCTTTCAGCGAATCGTCTCGGCCAACCAGGTCGAGGAGGCGGTGCGCGACACGCTCAAACTTTGGATGCCCGTCTATCTGCAAGAGATGGAGTTGCAGCTGGGGCGCACTCGCAAGAAGGTACCAGTGCCCCGCTCTTTCATGGTTGCAGGCGAGCTAGAGCAGCTGCGCGAGAATCAGCTGCCGGGCATCCTTGTCCAGTCGCCGGGGCTCACCGGAGTTCCCTGGCACGACGGCGAAGGGATGTACACTGCCACCTGGCGGATCATCTCCACGGCATTGGTCTCAGCGCTCGACCAGGAATCGACGCGGGCAGTCGCCAAGCTCTACGGCGCAGCTATGCGAGGCATCCTCGTGCAGAAGCCGACGCTGGGAGAATTTGCCATCAACACGAAGTGGACGAGTGAGAGCTACAACGACCTGCCGACGCCGGATGGCGAGCGTAACCTGACGCTCGTTTCAATCTGGTGCGAGGTCACGGTCGAGGATGTTGTCAATAAGATGGGAGGGCCGCGAACGTATCCGACTCCAGACCCGCCTGACCCGGCGACGCAACCTGGTAGCCAATGGCCGCTGGTTGAGGAAGTTGACATCGATGTTGAGCTGGAGGCGATAGATGACCAAATTCCGTAATGTCGGTGGTCTCACCGACCTAGCCGACGGCTCCATCGCCGAGCCGGGGGCAGAAGTGAGCCTGACGAAGGATGCTCAGGCCGACCCGCACAACGCTGCTCTGATCGAATCGGGACGCCTAGCGCCCATCGAGCACACAGCAGCCGTCAAAGTAGAGGAGGTGACCGATGCCGAGGCCGGGAGTTGACATCTCCCTAGTCGAGGTTGCGCCGGCAAGAACACCACCGACCGACACTGGCGTGTTCTTCGCTGTCGGGCCTGCGGCGCAGGGCGACCAGACCCAAGCTGTGCTCGTTCGCAGCATGGCCGAGTTCGAGTCCAAGTTCGGCGCTCGCGTGACCTACAGCTACCTGTGGGACGCGATGGACTGCTTCTACAAGGAAGGTGGCAGCGATGCGTACATCGCTCGTGTCGTCGGGCCAGCACCTGTCGTCGCGACTGTCACCCTCAAGGACGGATCCAACGCCAACACTCTCCAGGTCAACGCGAACAGTCCTGGGGCGTGGGGCAACAACCTACGCATCGCGGTGCTGCAAGGCTCGGTGGGCGGCACCTTTGTTCTGCAGGTCAGCGACAACCTGGGAAACATCTTGGAGGTATCGCGTGATCTGACGGACGAGAACGACGCCATCGCTTGGTCGTACGCGAGTGACTACATCGACCTGGTGGATGTCGGTACGACCCTGAGCGATCCAGCAGTCGTCGCCGCCACTCCGCTGATCGGCGGAACGGACGACAACACCAACATCACCGAGGCGAACTGGACGACCGCTCTTGGTCAGTTCACCAACGACCTGGGCCCAGGGCAGGTCGCAATGCCTGGCCGGACGACACCGGCTGCGCAGGCGAACCTGCTCGCTCATGCAGCAACGTTCAACAGAGTCGCGCTCGTGGACGGCACCGACTCGGGATCGAAGGCAACGCTCAAGTCCGTCGCCCAGGGGCTGCGTGGTGTCCCGAACGCGAGGCACGCGGCATTCTTCGCCCCCTGGGCAGTCGTGCCGGGGCTGATCGCCGGTACGACGCGAACGGTGCCCTGGTCAGCAATCGAGGCCGGGATCATCGCTCGCAACGACGCATCCGGCCTCAGCCCGAACATCGCGGCAGCCGGCATCCAGTACGGTCAGGCACTCTACCCGATTGCGCTCTCGCAGCCGAAGTTCAGCGACGCGGATCGGGCAGAGATGAACGGTGCCGGCGTCAACCTCGCCGTCCAGCAGTTCGGCGGGATCATGGCGTACGGCTATCGGACGCTGACCGATCCGAACCAGGATCCAAACTGGATCCAGTTCAGCAACTCTCGTCTCTACATGGCGATTGTTGCCGACGCCGACGCTGTTGGCGAGAACTACGTGTTCAGCCAGATCGACGGCAAGGGCGTGACCATCGGAGCATTCGGCGGCGCTCTGGCGTCGATGCTCATGAACTACTACAACGAGGGATCGCTCTACGGCGACACGCCCGACCAGGCGTTTGCCGTGGACACCGGGTCGTCGGTGAATACGCCACAGACCATCGCCAACGGAGAGCTACACGCCGTCCTGCGAGTCAAGATGAGCCCGTTCGCAGAGTACGTCGTCATCGAAATCGTCAAGCGGCTCATCACCGACATCCTGTAGAGGAGGTGAACAATGGCATCTAAGGGAGGCCCAACTCGTGAAGACACCTACACCGTAACGGTGCTCCTGCACCATACGGTGAACGGTGCGGCCGCTACCCGTGACCTGGGCGTCTGGGACGGGTTGACGGGCGGCGACCTCGACTCAGACGAGGCCAAGTACTGGCCGGGTGGCATGGCGCCACAGGTGTCCCTTGGCGGACACCGCAACCCGAGCAACATCGTCATCAAGCGTCTGTACCGTCTGCAGCGCGACCATGACTCGTTGAACCTCCTCCTGCAGAACGTCGGCAGGGGCACCATCGAGATTCACAAGCTGCCGATGGACATCGACGGGAACACGTACGGAAAGCCCCTCAACTACTCGGGCAAGCTCAAGCGGGTCACCCCGCCTCAGCATGACTCGACCTCAAGCAACCCCGGCATCATCGAGATGGAGATCACTCCCGACGGCGATCCGGTCGTCGGCTAAACATGGTACAGATACGGGAGGGAGCACAAGTGTCTGACGACTTCCACGAGGAAGCCACCGATCAGGTAGCCCGGAATCCGCTCATGCAGTCCATGATGGACAAGCTGCGTGCGGAGCGGGAAGCCGAAGCACCCGACACGGCTGACATCAACATTCCGGGCTACCACGAACTGTTCGTTGCTCGATACAAAGTGATCCCAGGTCGGATCGTTTCTGACCTCGGCAAGCGAGCGCAGCGGCAGTTCCAGGAAGAGCACGAGCGCAATCTCTGGGCGACGGTCGATCTGATCATCGCCGCCAACATCGGCCTCTACTACCGCAACTTCGACATCGATGATCCAGACAAGCAGCTGGTGCCGCTCGATCCCGAGCACGAGGTGGGCGATCCGGCAGCAGTGGCAGTCACGTTCTCCGATCCCAGCACCGCTACGTTGCTTGGCGTCGATACGCAGACGGCTCGTGATCTTGTCTACAAAGTGTTCGGCGAGAACGACACCGCCATCATGGCCCACGGCATTCTTCTCAGCCGCTGGATGGCCGATACGAGTAAGGGGGTGGACGCAAGTTTCTTGGGGATATAGAGACCAGTGACGAGATAACGATAGCTGCGCAAGTCTTGCTCGCTGGTCTCGATCCGTTCAAACTGCTCAACAGCGACGATTCGGAGGAAGTCGGACTCATGCAACTGATTGCGGCTCGCGCCTTGGAGATTCAGATGACGAGGATCAACGAGGATTTGGCGAACCGCATTGTCAACGGAGTGGGGAAGTTGCTCGGAGCTAGGTAATGTCATCGTTTGGCGGCATAGAGCAAGACACCATCCTGACGCGGGTAGTCGTCGCCGGTGGCGGCGAGGCGGCAGCAGAACTCGACATGGTCACGGGCGCCATGGAGCGCCTCGATGTCGCAACTGCCGCCTCGGGCCGCACGATGAAGGCGACCAGCGAGAAGAACAGCTGGTTCATGAACCAGATGCTGTTCTCCGCTCGCCGGTATGCCTTCTACGGCACGACCGCGATAGGAATGGTCGCTGCCGGCGCGGTGATCGCTGGCTTCAAGTTCGACGCGATGATGCAGTCGGCGCAGCTAGCGTTCAGCGGATTGCTGCATAGCACGACGATGGCCAAGGCCGAACTGCAGATGCTGTTCAATATGGCGGCGCACTCGCCGTTCATGTTCCAGAACTTGACCAACTCCGTTCGCACCCTGCTCGCCTTCGGCATGACCCTGCAACAGGCGAATGCCGTCATCACTTCGAGCGCGAATGCGCTGGCCTACTTCGGCAAGAGCGGCGATTCGTTGGAGAACGTCGCGGCCGTGTTCGGCAAGATCAGCCAGTCCGGCTACCTGATGATGCGTCAGGTTCGGCAGCTAGTCGTCGCCGGCATCCCGGTGTTCCCGGCTCTGCGCAAGGAGCTACACCTCACGCAGGCCCAGGTCACCGAGTTCATGGCCGGCAAGCTACGCATCCCGAGCGATGTCGGTATCCATGCTCTGCTCGACTACATGAACACTCGCTTCAGCGACGGCATGAATCGCTTCTCCAAGACCTGGACGGGTCGCTGGACGACGTTCAAAGATTACTCCCAGATGATCATGGGACAGATCGTCAGCGGGCCGTTCAACTTCCTCCTGAAGGGTATGGGCAACATCAACGACGCTTTGTCGAAACTGTTCACTGCGTACCAGAAGGGAGGATTCAAAGCATTCCTCTCCGACCTGGACAAGATGATCGGGGCGAACGGGCTGCTGGTGTTCTCCATCAATCAGGTAAAGACATTCTTCCAGAACCTTTGGACGTTCCTACAGAACAACGTCTTCCCAACGATCAAGTTCGGCATCGGGCTGTTCTTCACATTGTTCAGTGTTCTGCTCTGGGCGATCAATACGGTACTGGGGCCGTTCGTAAATAACATCCACATCCTCCGCTTCGCTATCGAGGCTTGGATCGCCAAGCTGATCGTCCAGTTCTTCTGGACAACCTTGACGACAATCGCGACCGAAGGCTACGAGGCAGCGATGTGGCTTGCCTGGGGAGCGATGCGAGCGCTCGTGATCCTTGGTGGGATTTACGAAGGCACGCTGATCGCTCTCAATCTCGCCAGCTGGGCGCTGTTCGGTACTGAGATGAGCGTCGATGCGGCGCTGGTCATCTTCAGGCTGGAGATCATCGCAACGCTGGTCTGGGTGCGGCTATTGACGGCAGCCCAGTGGCTCCTGAACCTAGCGATGGACGCCAACCCAGTCGGCGCGGTCATCCTCGCCTTCACGCTCCTGATCCTTGTCATCTATGAGTTGTACCAGCACTACCACAACCTGCGCAAGGCGATCCTCGACGGAGTGGGCACCGCCTTCCTCTGGGCATTTCCACTCCTCGGGGCAGCGCTGCTCGTCATCAATCACTGGGATACTGTCAAGCGGTGGTTCAACGAGTTCGTGAACTTCATGGCGGGCATCTGGCATACCATCGCCCGGATGGCAGGATCGGTCTGGGGCGAGATCACTTCGACCGTAACGGCAGCCTGGGGCCAGTTGATCAACATGATCAAGGGAGCAGTGGACTGGGTGATCAAGGGACTGAACTGGGTCATCCATAAGATCAACTGGGCGACTGGCGCCTACAACCAGGTGTTCGGCTGGGCGACGGGCAACGTGCCGAAGATTCCCGACATCCCGATGCTCTCGACCGGCGGCGACATCACCCACGCTGGTCTCGCGGTCATCGCTGAGAAGGGGCCAGAAGCAATCTTCCTGCCGGTAGGCGCTCAGGTGCGACCGATGGCGAGCCTCGACAAGCATATTGCTGACAAGCGGATTGGTCGCCCGAAGCTGCAGGCTATCATCCCGCTCAGCATCGATGGGAATCAGATTGCCCAATACACGGCTGACATCATCCTCACGACTCAGGCAGGAATGGGAGTTACATGAGCACGGTGCCAGGAATCTCACCGGCGCAGTTCGTGACGTTCCAGAGCTACAAACCGAACCTGCGCGTGGTGGCGCTCCTCGATGAAGCGACAGCACAGATCACCCAAGGCTACGGTGGTTGGACTGAACAGGATCGAGCGCGGCGACGCAGCCTCACCTACTACTCAGGGCCCAAGCCATTCCGGATGGACTTGCCGATTGTGTTCGACGGCTTCAGCACTGACACGAGCGTCGAGGGCAGCGTCAAGACCATCGAGACGATGGCGATGCCGTCGAGCTTCAACGCTCCACCGCCGACCGTCAAGGTGACAGGCCACGTTCCTGGTATCACTCTGACCTGGGTCATCGACGACATCACCTGGGGCGAGACGATTCGCAAGATCGGCGGCACGCTTGTCCGGCAGCACCTGGTGATCCATCTTCTGCAGTACGTGACGAGCGACATCGCCAAGGTGAGCGCAACGAAGAAGGTACAGACCAAGTCGAAGCACAAGAGCAAGAACACGCACGAGTGGGTACGCATCGGCTACGGCTACGCGGTCGATCCCAGCACCGTCTCGGGCTACAACACTACCTATGTCACGCGCGAGGGCGATACGTTGACGACCATCGCCGCGCAGCAGCTAGGTGACTACGACTACTGGCACGACATCTGCGACATCAACGGCTTCCGCGATCCCTTCTACAAGTATCCTGGCGGCGTCAAGATGAAGATTCCGGTGTACTGATGGCAGCCCATCCTCACGCGGGCGACTCGGGGCCAAGCGCTCCGACCATTACATCGAACATCAAGTACGCGCCGATGCTGCCGCCTGGTCAGGACTTGTCACAGCTGACGCTCTACTACTCAGGCAATCCTGAATACGACATTCGTGACAATGTCGTCTCGGCCGCGCTCGACTTGACAACCGAAGGCTCGCATACCGTCACGGTGCAGGTGATGGATCCAAGCCGCAAGCTTCTGCGCAGCGGCTATCTCGGGACGCACACCGACATCAAAATCTACTACACGCAACATGAAGCCTGGTTCAGGTTGATGAAGGTGTCGAAGGCCGGAGAGATGCTGACCCTGACGTTCGAGGATCGGCACGTTCAGATCATGAAGCAGTTCAACTCGAAGCTGCTGATCGACAAGGGCACGCTGAACCGCTGCCAGTTCGTCTGGCGCCTCGTCATGGAGGCGGCGACGAAGGATCCAATCCTCGACTTCGCTGGCCCTTGCGCCGGCACCGCCGCGAGCCGGACGGCTGTCACCGATAGCCTGGAAGGCATCACCCAGCACCCGAACCCCTACACGCCGGCAGTCCCGTACAAGCCGAGCTTCAAGTTCAACGTACGCATCAAGGGCGAGAAGCCGACCAAGGAGCAGCTACAGAACATTGATGACATTCTCGCAGTCGGTGCAGCCAAGAAGGCTCGACGCAAGTGCCTAGTCGTCGCGATCATGGTCGCCATCGGTGAGTCGTCGATCAACAACTACCCATGCGTGCAGAAGTACGGCTACTGCCCGGATGGGCCCATCGGGGTGTTCCAGCAATTCCACTCGTACGGCTGGCCCGCGTCGAACAACGTCAAGACGGACGCCGGAGCTTTCTTCGATGAATGCATCAAGACAGATCATCAATATCCGAACATCCCCTACGAGGAGCTAGGTACAAAGACGCAGAACTCGGGCTGGAACTTCAACCTTGACCCTCACACCTACCTCGGGAACTACACGAGCTACATCGCCGGCAACCGGACAGAGGCTGAGAAGATCGTTGACGCCTGGGGCTACGGCGGCGAGGACATCACGAAGCACGTCGATCCGGCCGCGCCGCAATCTGGCGCTACCATTGGTGCTGGCGACTCGCAAGACCCGTTCGCGATCCCGCCCAACTGGTCGCTCTCGTCGGCGGACACTTCCTCGCAGCAGTGGCATCGCGGCTCGCCCAAGAACACGACCGGCCGATCCAACTGGACGAAGGAAGACACCTGGACGTGCATCGAGCGGATGGCCAATGAAGTTCAGTGGTACAAGTACATGGTCTGGGACGAACTCAACTTCTGGCCGTCTGATGCCTTCTTCAGCGCCGCCTCTGCCGACATCGAGGAGTTTGAGTCGGACGGGATCGGATTCATCGACGGCGACTACGACCGCAACAAGCGGACGGGCTCAGTGACGATCAATACGTTCTCTGACGAGTGGGTCTGGCTGCCTGGTCAGTCTCTCAACCTCGTCAAGATGGGCCCGTGGGACGGTCTCTGGTGGGTGACAGAGGTACAGATGAACTTGATCGGAGACTCGTCAGCTACGGTGACGCTCAAGAAGCCGATCAAGCCGCTGTCCGAACTGCAGGCGGAACAGAAGGGCAAGAAGCCAGCGCAGATTCTCACCGGTGGCGAGCTACCGGGCACGAAGGGCGGCAAGCAACCTGTGGGCGCGGGCTACTACGATCTGGGCATCGTCATCGACGGGCAGAAGCCGCTCTGCGACCAGTACATCACCCACCAGACATCCGGCTACCCGAATCATCCGGCAGTCGATATCATGGCACCAGCCGGTACGCCGGTACATGCGCCGCAAGACCTGGTGATCGACTTCTGGGGTCACGCGATGCCGGGCTACTCGCTCGCAGCCTACGGGCCAGAAGGGCTCCATTTCTGGTTCGGGCATCTGCAGGACGGCGGTCGGCCGGCACCTGGCAAGCATGTCAAGAAGTACAGCATCATCGGCTACGTTTATGATCAGGGCGGTCGGTCGCATGTCCACGTCGGCACCGACGCTCGGGCAGCTGCTGGGATCGCGCTACAGGGCGGCGACCACTACAACATCGTCTATGCTGACGGTACGATCTGCGATCAGCTGAACGGGAAAGTGAAGGGATAATGCCGCTCACCGGTCGCATCAAAGACCTAGTCAACCCTCTCAACAACCCGCACCTCGACTACGCGGGTGGATGGTACGCTACATTCGCTCACGATATCACTGACCTTCGCAACGGAGCGTTCGTCTACATCATGGACTTCTCTGATGAGCATATGTGGGGCCCATGCCCGTGGCAGGCTCGCGATCAGACATCGCTGCCGAGCGCGGGCGATCCCTGCGTCGTGCTGTTCGATAACCGACGTCAACCCTGGGTAGTAGCTTGGTGGCCATTTGCGAACTAAAGACACCCTCATTCCACACGTCGCTCTCCCGTTCTCATTCGTAGGCCAAGGGCCGGGAGGCGTCAACTGCAACGAACAGGATTCACTCGATGACATCTACGACTGCGTACAAAGCATCGTCCGCTGTCCGAGGGGCTATCGCCCAGAGTTGATGCAGTTCGGCGTCGATGATCAGACGTTCAGCGAAGGCGACAAGATCAACCTGGACATCCTCTCCGATCAAGTCTCGACCTGGGAGGCTCGGGCAGACAACCTCTACGAGCAGGCACCGGATCGTTTCGATGAGATGATGGACATCGTCAAGATTCGTGTCGCGAAGATCGGAGGCCCGCAGAGTGCCTGAGTACATCTCCGTTCCAATTGACACCGATCCGGACGTTCTGGCGACAGATGCGTTCGAGTTCCTACAAGAGAACATCGTCGGCTGGCTTCCGCAGGAAGGCAACTTTGAGGTCTGGCTGATCGAGATGATGGCCAGGATGACGGCTCAGCTACGCGACGTCACCTCGATGGTGCCTACCTCAATCTTCCGGTACTTCGGCTACACGCTGATGAACATTCCGCCGGTCGATGCGAGCCAGGCGACCGGCTACACAACCTGGACGGCTGCCGACAGTGCAGGCTATACGATCCCTGACGGCACCCAGGTGACGATGCGTGATGCGAACGGCACCGATCATGCCTTCATCACCAATGGCGATGTCGTCATCCAGGCGGGCACGACCACTACCGATACCGGCGAGGTTCTGATCACGGCCGTCGATCAAGGAGCCGACTCCTCCGGGCTCACCAATCCCGTCACCTTGATCGACGTGCTTGGCTGGGTCGTCAGCGTCGTCATCGAGGGGCAGACGACCGGCGGTGTCGATGCTCAGTCCGACGCCGACTACCTCAATCATCTCGTTCAGCAACTACAGCTGATGGCACCGCGTCCGATCCTTGCGCCCGACTTCGCAGCCATGGCCAAGAATATTGCTGGCGTCTATCGCGCGACCGCTATCGACGGATTGGATCCTGCACAGAATGAGATCCAACAGCTGGTGGTGGACTCGGGTGGTGGCACCTTCACCCTCAGCTTCGGAGGCCAGACGACCGCTGCCCTAGCCTACAACATCACGGCTGCCGCTTTGCAGACGGCTCTGCAGGGATTGTCGAGCATCGGTACAAACAACTGCTTCGTCACCGGTGGAGTTGGGGCGTCAGGTGGCGGCGTTCCGTATGTCATCACGTTCTATGGTAGCTTGCAGGGGGCGAACCAGCCGCAGATGACTTCCAACCCTGCTGGTCTGACCGGTGCCGGCGCGCATACAGCGACGGTCACGACGATCAAGGATGGAGCGGCCGAGCAGACAAATGTCGAGCGCTACGTCACCGTCTGCGTCATTGATGAGAATGGGCAGCCCTGCTCGACGGCGATCAAGAGTCAAGTAGGTAGTTACCTCGACTCGCATCGTGAAGTCAACTTCGTGATCCCGATCATCGATCCAGTCTACACTTCCATCGACGTGCAGACGACCATCAAGCCTGAGGTGGGAGCCGATCCGAACGCACTACAGACCAACACTGTCAACGCGATCACAAACTACCTGAGCCCGAACCAGTGGGGCGTTCCTGGCCCGCAGCGCGAGGGCGGATCAGACCCGACGGATTGGATCTCAGATAATCATGTACGCTACCTAGAAATTGCTCAAATCATCAACAACGTCGCGGGCTGTGCCTACATCGTCAGCCTACAGACAGCGATTCATAATGCTTCACCGAACGTCGTGGACATCACTATGCCGGGTGACGTCGCTCTGCCGATGCCTGGCTCGATTGTGGTGGCGACTGCCTAATGGCCGCTCCGCAGTCACCGATCCTCGACAATTTCAACCGGGCAGATAGCGCATCGCTCGGGTCGAACTGGTCATCGCCAGGCTCAGGCATGGAAGAAGCACTACGCATCGGCGGCAACTACTGCCGCGTCCCGACCGACCAGAACCCGGCGTCATCCTACTGGAACACGCTCCTCAACGGCTCGACCGAAGCATACTACACGATGAGCGGTACGGGGCAGAACTGCCAGATGATGATCGGCTGGATCGCCACCGGCTACTTCTACAAGATACGCAACGACATGAACGTCAACATCATCGAGATGGAGCGCTGGGAGGCGAGCGCCGGAACTCAGATGCTGTTCCAGGCGAGCGATCACAAGACTGGCGGGCCGAACTCGAAGATGTGGGTCACGATGATGCCAGACCCGGCTGGTAGTGGTGGCACCCAGCTGACCCTGTACTTCAGTGCTGATGGCGGAGCTACCTGGCAGCAGTACGCGCAAGCGGTCGATACCAAAGCCTTCCCGACTACCAGCTACATCGGCATCCGTCTCG